CACGATTTTGTGATTGTTTGTAATGTTGCGCAAGACATATATTTATTTTTTAAAGTTTCAAAAAAAAGGGTGGCGATTAGTCACCACCCCTTACCTATGAAATAAAGTTTATTAATCGAAACAAACGTTATAAACTACGATTTCAGATGGATTAGTATGGTAGAAACCTACTTTCAAGTTCGCTCTTGTACGGATGTACGGCTCTGCTACTGTGTCAGAAAGGTTAACCGCTTTCAACGCTTTAGCATCTCCTTCAGCATCGAATGCGTAGATAAGGTTGTTTTTCAATGTTAAAATGATAGTGTTATCCGGCATACCTTCGCATACTACAACTTGAATTCCTAAGAAAGTCAAACCTAAAGGTAGAGTTACATATGTTTGAGTGTTACCAGAAGCAGCAGCCAATTCGTATGCTTGTGCTACGTTAGCAGAAACATAGAATCTTAAATCACCTTTTTTGAATTTGATAGTAGAAGGTGCAGCAGCCCAAACAGCCTTAAGAGTTGCAAGTACGTTAGAAGAATTAACTGCTCCAGCATATTGACCTATTACGTTTTCGTCGGAACACAATCTTTTCAAGTGACCAGTACACAAACCTAAAACACCTTCACCAGTACCACCTTGCCATCTAATCAATTCGATATCTTCACCGATTTGTTTAGACATAGTGTCCCAATAGTAAGACATAAAAGAAGCTACAGTGAAATCTCCGTTAGAACCTTTAGCCATTTGTAAAGCTAAGAAAGATTGCTCAAGGTCAAATTGACAAATTTGCGCCATAGCTGACAAAGGACATACGTCAATGTCAATAGCGTTAAGTGTGTCAGTCGGCGCAGAAAATGAGCAGCTACTTGGTTGTAAAATGTTACCAAAGTCCACCGCAGCCAATTTAGTTGCTGACTTGATTCCCGGCAAAGTACGGAAGTTATCCGCAGTAGTGTCAGTTAAATAAGCACGAGAGTAAAACTCTTCTGGGTTAGCACACAAAAGTGCGTTTGTTTCAACTTCAAGGTCGAATTTTAATTTACGATTCATTTTTATTGATTTTTAAAGGTATTACGAAATGCTTTGAATTTATCGAATGCGCTCATTTTAACTTCTTCGATAACATCTTCTTCTTCTTCTTTTTCCATTATACGCTCTTCAACTTGGTTCTTCAAGTCAGCGATAATAGCAAGTAAAGAATTAACTTGTTCTTCAATAACTGGTTTAACGATAGCTAAGATAGCTTCAGCGTCAGTAGCGGGGTCAACAGCCATAGCCTCTTCTACTACTTCTTCAGTAGGCTCTTCGGTTGTTTCTTCTTTTACTTCTTCTTCTACTACGTCTTCTGCCATAGCAACCTCTTCTTTGACTTCTTCCTCAACTTGAGTTTCAGCCATTTCTTGTTCTTTAACCTCGACAACTTCTCCGTCTTTTACTACGTAGATTTTACCTTCGATTAAATGTTCTCCGTCTGGTAACTTCATTGTATTTAATTTAATTTGATTACTTAGTTTCAGACCTAAAAAACCTTCAATAGAGAATCCGATTTGTTCGTCTTTTACTAATTTCTCGTAGTATTCAACATCGGTAACTTGAGCAGTCAACATCAAAGTTCCTTTTGGCACTTCTATTCCGTAGCTTGTATAAGCCTTGTCTTCTCGTGGTTTCTCCACGATCCAACTTTCAAGGATGTAAGCGGGAACAGTTTTCTCGGTTTCGTGTTCTAAGTTAAATAAATCTCTATTGTTTAAGTCACGCATAAACTTCGTATAGATTTGTTCTATAACCTCTTCGGTAAATTGAACGTAATACTCTCCGCTTTCGTCATCGCGTCTATAGATTTCCATTGGAATCATAGCCGGTGCAACTACTCTATATTTTGTAGAGTCAGCAAAAAAGAAAGATTGCGCTTGATTAAAAGCCATTCCTTTTACTTTTATAGCGGGTGTAGAAGTGAATGCGATTTGTTCGATGCCTAAATCCTCTCCGTCGGAGTATTCGGGATCGATTGTGATTTTATAGATAGGTAAATCTTTACTCATTTTGTACTATATTAAAAAGTGTGTTATATTTGTTAAAAAAAATATGGTAGAAATTTTAGGGAAGCAAATTCCAAATCAGTTAAACGAGTTAACTATTCAGCAGTTTGAAGACATTACAGAGATACATAATGATTCATCTTTTGATATAATCGAAAAACATATCAAAGTGTTTGAACTTTTAGGAGTAAGCGAAGACGAAATGGTGGAAGCCGACGTAGATTTTGAAACATTCAAGAAATACGTTCAAGAATTCAACCAAAAAACCGATGCGTCAATAATCAAAGAAGTAGAAATAGACGGATATAACTACAAAGCCTACGACGAAGAGTTTAAACTATCGGTAAAAGATATGAAAGTCATCGAGAAAATAATTAACTCTAAACACAAAGGTTATTTAAGTGAACTCGTTGCCGTATTATTTAAAAGAACTGACTTATCAAAAGTCGAACACTACGACAAAGCACACATAAAACACAAAGCGAAGTTATTTAGAGAACAAAAAGCTGAGTTAGCAGTTCCTTATTTAGTGCATATAGGACAAAAATTCTCTAAACAAATTGAAAATGCTACTGCCGAAGTCGTGGAATGATATAGACGTTCTCCAGTTTAAAGAACTTCGCACACTAAAAGATATACCCGAACTATTCTCTCGTGAGATAGAAGCGTTAGCAACTTTAACGGGTCTTCCTTCCGAAGATTTAGAAGACTACGACGTTGACGAAATTCACGATTTTATGAATCAAGTCAAGTGGATAAACTCAGAGCCACCGAAGAAGTATAAATTAGAAGTCGCTAAACTGCATTTCAAGCCGTTTAACAAACTTACGTTAGGAGAGTTTATAGATATAGAGTATTTCTTTAGTAAAGATTATATAGCTAATATTTCAGAGATAGCTGCTATATGTTACAAAAAGACGAAGAAGAACGAATGGAAAGAAATTGTTTACGAACCTTATACTTATTCGCCTTTTGATAGAGCGTATCTATTTGACGAAATACCTATACCAAACATCTACGGAATCATTCCAGAATACTTGTCTTTTAGAGATAACTTTATGAAGACATACGCTAATTTATTTGAACCCGAGTTCGAAGAAGAAACCGAAGAAGATACTAAAGACCTTACACCCGAAGAAAAAAAAGAAATACAAGAAGAACAAAAGATAAAGAAATGGTCGTGGGAAAGACTACTGTACTCTATATGCAACGAAGACCTAACTAAAATAAGTCAAGCCTCCGATTTGTCGTTAATCTTTGTGTTTAATATGTTGTCTATGAAGAAGGAACTTAACCTTTAAAAGTCAACGCTCCTAAGAACTCTCCACCGATAGGATTAAACGAATATATTATGCTTCGCTTTTCCCCTAAGATTGTAGCTACTTGTAGCAAAGGGTAACGTTGTGTCATCCATTCCGTGTATTGGTCGAATATCTCAGCACTAACTCCGCTACTATTCATTAAGTCGGTAAGTTTAGCGCAGAAATCATAAGACGCAATAACACCGCCATTCCATAAGTTAGCTCCGTTGTTTAAGAATCCAAAGTAATACATCGCGTTAATCTGAATATTTAACTCACCTAAAGCGGGAATTTCTGCGTTAATACGAATTGACTCGTATAATGCTCCCGTGTCAATAGCGTCGTATTCACGAATCAAAGATTGTAGTAACTTTTGAATCTTTACGCGCGTCTTATACTTGACGTAAAATATTCCGTTATTCGCGTATCTTGCCATTATACCTCAAATTGAATTAACCATTTATCAACCATTGTAGGTATATCGTCATCATCCCAAGAATATTCATAAGTCATATCGTTAGCAATAACCCCAAAATTTGCACTATCGGTACTTAGTAATATGTTAACGCTTAACATTTTATTCAATGCTTGGTCTTGTATTGTATTTAAGTCAATAGAAATAGTCGGATTAACTATCTCTACTTTGAATTGTTCAAATTTATAAGTTGCCATAATTTAAGTTAAAGTTGTTCCCGTTACTGTACAATATCTTACCCACATAGATTGTAAGCTTTGTGTTAATGTTGAGGATGTGAATAAAGAATTTGCTGCTGTATCTACCGCGCATCCTCCAGTACCCGCACCTCTATTACTTACCCAAAAATAACGAGGTGAAGATGTAAAATTAAATGGTGCATAATTATATACATAATTACCAAATCTTTCTAAATTCATAATATTCAATGCTTCAATAGCATTAAACATTCTCCAACCCGTTAACCCTCCAATAGTGCTTGATAAATATTGGTCAATTTGTGCATTCCACGTTCTTGTAGTTGTGTCGCCTTTGTAATAAGCTAAAACAGTTGAACCATTATATGTTGACCAATCTACTATAATATTGTTGCTATATGTCTGACCTCCCGCAGTATCTGTAAATCTATTCGTGTTTCCGAACGGATTGTTACTCGCAAGTGTAGTGAAATTCGTTGCCCTTCCCGCTTCGATATCTCCGTCGTCGCCAGTACGATATGAAGTAGTTTGACCCGTCTTCATTAAGGTAGCACCTACGGGAGCGGAAGTAGTAGCACGAGCCTTGATATATAAATCTTGAATCATAGCCTTGTCGCGTTCAATGTTACTACTGCTGCCGTGTTTACCGTTACCGTTATTTTACTTCCGGATGCTATAGTATTACCAAGTGTATAAGAAACTCCGTCGTCTTTTAATGTAGTGGTAGGAGAGTTAAGTATATTAGTTACTGAGTCTATTGACAAATTGTACGGAGCGTAAAAGTCAACTGTTAACGCATCAATCAATTCGATTGTGTATTTAGGTTTTAGAATTGTTACATTCTTGTTCTTTATCGTAAATAACTCCTCACCAGTATTATGGTCTTTTACTGCGAAGCTGTGATAGTTTGCATCACTACGCGTTTCAAAGGTTATGTTATCCGTGTTATTCTTGTGTGAATGAACGTTAAATTGCCCCATTGTTTGAAACAATAAAACAAGGTTGTCACCCGTCAAAGTACGATTAGCCGTTAAAGTTCCGTCGCTATTGTATATGTTCGTATCTGAACCACTTGCCCCGTCAATTATTTCTTGACCCGTAATTGAATAAGTTTCGTAACCGCTTCCAGTTTGTACACTAACTTCGAATAAATCAGTAGGGTCAATATTAGAACCTTTAGCGTCAAGTTGTGAAATCTTTGCTCTTGCCATTAACTATATTAATTTTAGTTCGTGTTTTGTTACTCGCCTTCTAATGGAACTTGACAATCAGTCCAATTAGAAACATCTACGTCTAAAGTCATTAACCACCCCGCAGCATAATCTAATAAGTCGTTATTTAATGGAGTAAATACCGGGTCAGTAACTATGTCGAAATCATAATCATTTGAGAATCTAAAATAGTTTACTAAGTCTACTAAGATTTGATTACAATCTGAAAGTATTACGTTAATGTTTGCTCTATCTTTTTGTATTATATCAAAGCAATAAATTTCTAAACTAAATATATTCGTGTTTTCGGTAGGTGTACTACCTACAGGAACGATATAGATAATCGGATATTTTTCGTCTTTCGTAGCAAAATTAAACAACTGCTCTTTGAAGTCACTACCTACTTTTTTAACCTGTAGGTGTGCGTTGTAAAATGCTTCTATCTTATTTATTAAGGCTTGGTAACTTGTCATAACTCAGCGTTCTTTTTTATTTTATCAATTTTCGTTTGTGTAGTAGTTACATCGGTTTCACTTACTACCGCTTGTACTGTTATATTTTGGTTCGTTTCTACGCTTGTAGGCGCACCCACTTGATTAAGTTGATTACCTTGGCCAAATAGATTTACAGCCGGTGTAGCTTGTGCCGTAGCTGTTGCACTACCACCACCTGACAAACCACCTCCTCCAGCATTAGGAGAAGACGTAGGATTAGTAAGTAGTTGTTTAGCCTTAGCCATATTCGTTAGAATTTGAACTATTCCCGTAGCAAATTGTGCGATACCCGCAGCACCCGCAGAAACTCCGTTAAATGGGTTCGCTTGTGCAGCAGCAACGAGAGAAGAAATAGCCTTAGCCGTATCTATACCTATTTGTACTAAAGCCGTAGCTTTTTGGAACTGCTCTAATTTCTTTTGGTCGTTTATAAATAATTGCCCTAATTGATTTAAGCCTTCGTTTGTAGTAGTCGCTAAACTTAGTATTGCTTCGCGTCTTTTCTCAGCTTCAGCGATTTCTAAAAGCCTTGATTGTTTAGCGTAGTCAGCACGTACTTTAGCTTCTTGTTCTGCGTTTCCTTTTACTAAAGCGAGTCTTTCAGCTAACTGAGTTTGTAAAGCAAGTAATTCCTTTTCGTATTGTGTTTTATTTAAGCCGTCTACTAAAGTGAGCGCATCAGTTTGTCGTTGTAATTCTTTTGCGTTAGCTTCTTTTTTCTTTTCAAGTTTAGCGTTCTCTATTTCTTGTAATACTTTAGCTTGTTCTTCAGCGTTCTTTAATAGTTCGTCTTTTGCTTTCTTTTGAATTTTCTTATCTTCTTCGGCTTGAATATCCTCGTATAATTGAATTATTTTTTTTCTTTCGTCTGCCTTTAATTTCTCGTTTGTCTTTGTGTCATTAATTAAGCGTTGATACTTAACTTGATTTTCTTGTAGTTCTCTTTCAGTAGCGTCTTTTATTAAGCTTAATTCTAAGTCTCTAATTAGTCGCGATGCGTCTATACGCGCTTTTTGATATTCTTTGTATTTATCAGTTCCGTCTTTTACTACTTTATTTAAATTAGCTTGTGCAAGATTCAAGGCAGTTTGCGCTTCTAATATTTCTTGATTACTTTTATTTAGTCTTTTGTCTATTCCTAATCTTTGAGAATACGCATCATTCATACCAAGAACTTGCGCTGCTTCTTGTTTTTGTTGAAGTAATTTCTTAGCGTTTTGAACCTCTAAAAGTGCTTGTTCTTTACGTAATGCTATAGAACTTTTACCTTGAGAATCCAAAAGTGTTATTTCAGATTCAGCAAAATTTTTGTCTAATTCATAAGCCTTCTTTACATTAGCTGCAAATTCTTGCTGTTCTATTGTTTTTTGTTCGTAGGCTGCTTGTAACTTTTCTAATCTTGCTTGTTCATTCTTTGCAGCTTCTTCACCAGCGTGGTCAGTTAATCCTAACCAATCAGTCATATCTTTAAAACCTTGAATAGCTGCGTTTACAGGAATCATTAATAAATCAAATGCTTTTCCTAAAAGACCTATCTTATTTAAGAAAATAACTACACCCGCAACGATAGCACCTATAACAGCCACAAGTAAGAAAATAGGGTTAGTCAATAACATAACTCCAAATCTTACAAACGTTTGTCCTAATGTGGTAACTGTGCTTATCAATCCTTTAAATGCTCCTGTTATATCCTTACTGCTAATTCCCGCCATAGCAGTTTGAAATATCTTAGCCTTTTGCGCAGCACCTTCGAAATCCAAAGACATTAAGTCTTGTTTAATCATTCCGAAAGCATTAGACGCAGCCTCAAACCTTGAACCGCTGTTAAAGATTGATACTTGTTCATTTGCGTCTTTTAATTGGTCGGCTAATTCACCCGCTCTTTGCGCGAGTTTAGTCATTTGTTCCGGGTCTGTAGCATTTGCTATCTGACCTTTTAAATCACGCAACTCTTTTTTGATTGCGCCTATACCCGTGAGTTTTAAAGGAATTTCAACTTGATTCATAAACTATATTAAATTAAGGGTAGACACGTATTTCTAAAGTATTGTAATCTAATAAACCATCGGTTAACGTATTCGTGAAATCAAGTGTCCGTATTTCGATAGTGTCCGTAGAAGTCCAAAAGATTCTTAAATAAGTGTCTACTTGACTATTTGAAACCATTAAGTAAACTTGTCCCTGAGTAGGGAAAGCACCCGTTAACGTAGCTTCATATCTACCTATGGCAGCACGAGTAAAAACTAAATCACCTAAATCATTTTCAAGTATTATCAAAGTAGGGTCGTTAGTTCCTACTTGACTAATATTAGCGATGTACTTAGTGTAAGTAGGCAAAGCAGTTGTTACGCTTTGTCCGTTTATGGTTTCTACTTGTAGATTCTTTGTTACTATTCCGTCTTCAGATAGCGTTTGTCCGTTTCCTTCTACTACGGCTTTGACGTTTTGTCCTACTACGTTACCTCTACCTTTTACGTCAGCATCTCCTAAAATTACGTTACTTTGTTGTGTTCGTGTTTTTATAACGCTATCACTACTAACGGCTACGATCGTGTCTTCTAATGGCGTTCCGTTACCCGTTTGAAATGGCACTAACTCAATTTCTCCATCTACACTTATTAACTCTACTTTGGTTAACGAAGTTCCGTTAGCGTCGTAGTCAATTACTTTGTTAATATTCCACCACGAATTATCAATTCGTATTTTATCGTTTAACCTCAGCGACTGAATGTCTAACTCATTTAAATCAAAGTAAGCTGTAAGCATTCTACCTACGTTAATTTGATTTATGGTTCTTCTCCAGTATAAATTGTAGAGATTGTTATTCGTAAGCGTAGAAGGTGCGTAATAGTAATAGTCACACGTTCCGAAATTAATATCAAAAGTTGGTAGTAATGGATTGTCGAAATGTCCTACTGCTGGGTATGTAGTTATTCCCGTAGTACCTACACTTAAAGCTGGAGTTAAAGGAAACTCAATATCATATATGTCGTAAGGTAAACAAGTTAAGTTTCCGCCATCTAACAAAACACGAATGTTAATCTTTGGAGCAGCACCAGCAATATTAGGAACATAAGCATTAAAAGAAGTTCTTACTACGGGAGTAGGACTAAAGATTAATTCTTTAACATCCGTGTCACGAACATACTCATTGTCGAAAGTGTATTCTATTTGTCCGTAAATCTCGTTTGTTATGTCGGTGAATATCGTATTAGGACTATCCTTATCCGCTTTGTAAGTTAGTCGTAATTTCTTAGAAGTAACTTCCGGAAGGAATTGCAAGTTTTGTTCTCGGTCTTTTGCTAATTTATAAGTCCAATCTTTAGACGCTCCAGAATCATAGTAGTTATCTCTATGTTCTAAAATTAAGTTGTTAGGTTGGTCTTCGTCTATTTCTACGTATAAGTTGAACATCTGAAATATAGACTTTACAAAATCGCTTTGTTTAATCTTAGACGGAACATAACTACCTACAGCCACAACTCCATTATATAAGTTTATAGCGTTGTTAGGTAAGATGTCAAGTTGTAAACTCGTAATATCTACCTCGTGGTTTACTTGTGCAAAAGCACCCGAAGAAGGTGGCGCAGCGTCACGCCAAAACGTATTAACAGTATCGTTTGAAACAAAACTCAATCCTACCTCTACTTCGATAGTGTCCGTAGGTGCAATGTTTTGATTTGTAGGAATATTAACCACTTGCGAGAAAGTCGCTAAAGTAGTAAGTCCATTAGGCAAAGCACTCGAACCATCGAAGAAAATACCAAAGCCAGGTATAGTATATTGACCTACGGTTGTAGTTCCGTTTTTTATTAGCCTAAAATGTAGCTTATAATATCTGTCTTCCGGAACGATAGTACCTTGTTGTTGACTTACCGAGTAAGCATTACCGCCACTTGTGTTATCTAAGTTGATGTCAGCCGTGTACGTTAGCTTAAAATTGTAATATTGACCTTGCGTTGTATCGGTGTATAATGGCGCAGTATAAACTCCCGTAATAGGATCGAAAGAACCCGCAGCATCTACTACCTCAGTCCAAGAATCTATAACCTCGTAGAACGTAGGGTTTTGTCCTATTGGACTTACATATGAAGTAGTCCACGTGTTATTAGCAACTACCTTGTAAGAGTCTACGTTAGCTTGTTCTACGTCGCCATTGTAAGGAATTAGTAACTTATCAAACTTTGCGTCTTGAAGTCCAGTCCAAGTGTACGAAAACCCCGCATTCGAGAATATCCTATCGAAATATGTCTTCGCGTAAATAGCGGGTTTAAACTCGTTTAGTCTATAGGTGTTATCGTCAGAGAACGGAAGGATGTACTTATATCCGTCGGCATCCGTATTACTAAATGAACTAACCACAAAAGCACTATCTAAAGTGTGGTTTAAGTCAGTAAAGTCTAAGTCAGTTAATTCCTTGTTAGCTATCTGAGTAAAGAACTCAACTTTAGAATCTTTTATTAACAACTCGTAGTTAACTTCGTCTTCATAAGCATTCGTGTTTTGCTTCTTTAAAACTCCCGTGAGTTGAATTAACGCATCCTCTAATACGGGAACTCCATTTTGAATAACTTGGCACTTCGTAATAGTGTTTATGTTAAATGTCCCCGACTGAATATTTACGTCGTAGTAATGCCCTAACAACTCGTGATTGTTCTTAGTACCCGGTGCGATTATAGTTTTTGAGAATGTTCCCGTTCTTTTGGATATGTCGCGAATATCTCCTATACTAAAATTCAAAGGAAACTTAACATCATCTCTAATGTCAAGCGTTCCGTTTTCTAATACAATCTTAACCATTTATTATATCGTTGTTTGATAACCTTACTGAAATACTTTGCTTAATTAGGTTCTTGTTTCGTTGTTTATATACCTCGAAGTTGTTTGTTAACACGTTGCAACTTATATACTCTGTGCTTTCTGGTATGCGTATAATACAACCAGTTTCGTCGTATCTATTTAACAAGTCTTCCGTGATTCGATAAGTTACGTTCTTTACCCACGTTTGCGGTGACGAGAGTAATTCTTGAAAGTAAATACCTTCGTTCTCAGTCATCCAATTCGTGTTTAAGTCGTAGTCTTTTGCTACTTGAGTGTTGTAATTAACAAATCCTTGTTCATAAGTCTTGTAAGACCATTCGCCACCACTTACTAAACCTTTGACATCCTTGTTGTAAGTTTCTCGTGTTATGTTTCCACGTTCATAGTTTTTAAGCTGAAATGCGAAACTGCTCAAACTTCCCATTCTATCTAAGAATAAAATATGCGTTTCAGAGATTAAAATTCGTCTATCGATATAAATTCTATATTTCGCGCTTCGTTGCGTTAATACTAAAGAGTCAGCATAATAAACGTCGTAATATTCCGTATCGCCTTTTATTAGTCCAGCAGTTCCCGAAACAAGAGTTAACGATCCAAAGTTGTTACATCCTACTGCTACTCCTTTAATATATGCGCTTCCGCTTATAGACTTGTAGAAAACATCTCCGTTGCTATTTTCGAAATAAACTCTTTCGTTTACTTTTACTCCGTTGTCGCGTAGGTTTAACCAAAGGTCTTGACCTAATGTACAATGAAAACTTAAAGGTTGGTTGGTTAGGAATAAAGCGTTAGTGTTATCGAGTACATAATCCGTGTTATCGTAAAACGGAAAGTCTACCCATTTAACCGCTCCATTGAAAACATACTTATCTAAAGTCGTCGTTATGTCACGTGTGATAGTCTTTCGGTTATCTGCATATGCTACAGCTCCGTCTATAGTTGCATCGGTTACATCTGACCATAACGCGTCAACTACTAAATATCCTACACCTTGAGCGATAACAGTATGCAAACCCTCTAATGTTGGGTTCGCTACTCCTCCGTCAGTTTGATAGATAACTACTTGGTCACCTACTACAAAAGTATTCGATACATTTATTTGTACGTTTCCGGAACTATTAGTTAAAGAAGACGTGTAAGAAGTTTTTGTTAGGTACTCTTCACCAAACTTGACGTCGTATTTGTAATAGCAGTTGTTCGCGTCGTAGAACGTAGTAATAGACGGATTGAAGTTATAGGTAACTTGACTGCTTAAAAGTTTCGATAGGTCTTGTTCTCCATATCCACTCGTTAACGGAAGGATTCTATATTCTGCGATTTTGTTAGAAGTTCCGCTTTCGTAAACATCAAAGATATATCTGAATCCTTGATTGTTTACGTTCGTACTATCGATTATGAATTTACACTCGTTATAAGCTGGTGTGAAGTCTTGTGGTTCTGCTATTATTGATATTGCCATAACTATATTAAAAGCGTTTTTATTCGTGTTTTTAGAAGGCTATGTAGCTATCGTCGGTGTAGTAGTTTTCTTTTATGTACGTAGTCGCATAACGCACAGCATCCATAGCATCGTCGTATAACTTGATAGGTTCGTCGGTTATATTGTCGCCTATCTTTTTCCACTTGTAATTCTCGTATTCTTTTTTTACTCGTTGGTCTTCCTCACAAAACACACCAAACGACTTTACGTTATCAATACCCTTCTTCACTACTTTGTTAGCGTTTAATACATTGAACCCCGCGTTATTCATTTCTTGTATTATTTCGGGTCTTGAGTAGTCGGCTAATATCTCGATGTTTTCTTCTATGTTTAGAATCTTCATTTTCTCTATCAAGTTCGAAGTAGTCAAATAAGATTCGTAAATAACCGGTTCAATAAAAATATCGTTATCTCTCCAGTATACACGCATTAAAGCCGTAGGGTGATTATATCCGAAGTCTAAGCCGTAGACATAAGAAATAAATTTAGCGGGTCTATGTTTAAGGAAAGTCCAATTAGAATAGATGTTAGATTTAGAAATGGCTTTTTCTCCTAATGCGTAAATTTGATATAAGGCTTCGTCAGTACGTTTTAAGTCTTCAATCTGACGTTTGATAGTTTCGGGTAGAAAAGGGTTATCTCTATAAGTAGATTTGATTAGGATTGATTCGTCTTTTGGTAACTCGTATAACCAACTCGAACTATCCGACGGGTTATAGTCAAAGATTAACTTTGTTTCCGTTCGCATATTCAACTGAGTAAAGTCGTCGTAGAATAATTCGTTGGCTTCATTACACCAAGCGATGTCTCTTTTACGTCCCCTTATCTTTTGTTCGTCATCTACCGAGAAGAATTCTACTATGCTTCCGTTAGGAAACCTATAGATGTTTTCGCTCATATTGTGGTTCGTCTTTTCGTAGATGTCTAAGTCTTTGAGTATTTCTAAGAAGTCACGCATAACAGTAGCACGTAACGCGGGGAAAGTCTTACGAATGATGCTGACTACCTTGTTAGAGTTTTGTAAGCAGTAAACGATAACCATTTGACAAAGTGAATACGTTTTACTTGAACGCGAACCACCTTCGTTAATAACGAAACGCACTTCTTTCTTTTGAAGTGCGCTCCAGTTCTTTTCGAATATAATTGTACTATTTAT